CCTGTTCGCTTCAGGCTGCGTCTGGGCTCCGGACACTCGATGGGCACGTGAAGTCATCGAAGAAGTGGCCTCATTTCCCAACGGCGACCACGACGACTACGTTGATACCACCTCTCAAGCCCTACTCAGGTTTAGACAAGGGGGCTTCATTTCTTTAGAATCTGACGAGCGCGACGAGCCACAGTACTTCCGTCGCAAAACTCACGCCTACTATTAAGGACACCTTTCATGGCCATCGACAAAGCACTTTATCAAGCCCCAACGGGTATTGACGCCCTCGCACAAGAGGAAGAACCGATCGAAATCGAGATCGTTGACCCAGAAGAGGTGAACATCCACGCAGGCGACTTGGACGTCAGCATCAAACCCGGCGAGGACGATGAAGGCTTTGATGACAACTTGGCTGAGTACATGGACGAAGGCTCGATGCAGTCTTTGGCTGGTGATCTCGTAGCTGCCATCGACCAAGACAAGGCCAGCCGCAAGGATTGGGAGAAGGCTTACACCGAAGGCTTGAAGCTTTTGGGCCTCCAGTACGAAGAGCGCACTGAACCTTGGAACGGCGCGTCAGGCGTGTTCCACCCAATGATTACCGAGGCTGTTGTGCGCTTCCAAAGCGAGACCATTACAGAGATGTTCCCAGCCCAAGGCCCTGTGCGCACCAAGATCATCGGTAAAGAGACCACCGAGAAGAAAGAAGCCGCGATGCGCGTGCAGGAAGACTTGAACTATGAGCTGACCGAGGTCATGCGCGAGTTCCGTCCAGAGCAAGAACGCATGTTGTGGTCGTTGCCAGCCACCGGCTCAGCTTTCAAGAAGGTGTACTACGACCCGAACTTGGGCCGTCAAGTCTCAATGTTTGTACCGGCCGAAGACATCATCTTGCCGTACGGCACGACCGATATGGACACGTGCTATCGCCTGACCCACGTCATGCGCAAGACTGAGAACGAGATCAAGAAGCTCCAGCAAGCTGGCTTTTACATTGACTTTGAGCTTGGCGAGCCAACTCGCGAGCAGACCGACATCCAGAAGGCCAAGGACAAAGAGACCGGCTTCAGCGACATTGACGACGACCGCTACACGCTGTTGGAAATCCACGTTGACTTGGACCTTGAGGGTTACGAAGACACGGACGGAGACGGTGAAGAGACCGGCATTGCCCTGCCGTACGTTGTGACCATGATTAAAGGTTCGAACGAAATCTTGGCCATTCGCCGTAACTGGAGAGAAGACGATGACCTGCGCCTCAAGCGACAACACTTCGTCCACTATCAGTACATACCGGGTTTCGGTGCCTATGGCTTCGGTTTGTTCCATCTCATCGGAGGCTTCGCCAAGAGCGCAACGAGCATCATGCGTCAACTGGTGGACGCTGGAACGCTGTCTAACTTGCCCGGCGGTCTCAAGTCACGGGGACTTCGCATCAAGGGTGATGACACTCCAATTGCACCGGGCGAATGGCGTGATGTAGACGTCGGCTCTGGCAACATGCGCGACAGCATCTTGCCGCTGCCTTACAAAGAGCCAAGCATGGTGTTGTCTGGCTTGCTGGACAAGATCGTGGACGAAGGCCGTCGCTTCGCAGCTACCGCGGATATGAAGGTCTCCGACATGTCTGCCCAAGCCCCTGTGGGCACCACACTTGCTCTACTAGAGCGTCAGTTGAAGGTGATGACCGCGGTTCAGGCCCGTCTGCACTACGCGTTTAAGCAAGAACTGCGTCTGTTGTCCACCATCATCCGCGACTACACGGACCCAGACTACGACTTCGAACCAGAAGAAGGCAAGCGTACGGCCAAAGAGGCTGACTACGCCTGCTGCGACATCATCCCTGTGAGCGACCCCAATGCTGCGACCATGTCCCAGCGCGTCATCCAGTACCAAGCGGTGATTCAGATGGCGCAGATGGCTCCGGACATCTACGACTTGCCAGTTTTGCACCGCAACATGCTGGAAGTGCTGGGCATCAAGAACGCAGAGAAGCTGGTGCCGATCGAAGACGATATGAAACCAAAAGACCCTGTGTCCGAGAACCAAGAGATTCTCAAGTGCGCACCGGTCAAGGCGTTCCAGTACCAAGATCACGAGTCCCACATCGCCGTACACATGGCAATGGTCCAAGACCCAGCGATCCAACAGCTCATTGGCCAAAACCCAAAAGCTCCTCAGATGCAAGCAGCCCTCATGGCACACGTGGCCGAGCACGTTGCGTTTGCGTACCGCCGCAAGATCGAAGAGAAGTTGGGTATGGCACTTCCTCCGGAAGACGAAAAGTTGCCACCGCAGCTCGAAATCGCACTCTCAGGCATGATGGCCCAAGCCGCGCAGCAAGTCTTGCAACAAAACCAAGCTACGGCTGCCCAGCAACAAGCGCAGCAAGCCGCCCAAGACCCCGTTGTTCAGATGCAACAGCAAGAGTTGGCTATCAAGCAGCAAGACGTCCAGACCAAGGCACAGAAGGTTCAAGGCGATTTGGTTTTGGCCGAGAAGCGTTTGCAAATGGAAGCTGCCGATAAAGCAGACCGTATGCACCTTGAAGAGAAGAAGTTGGCCGTCACGGCGGCAACGAACCGCGACCGTCTGGCTGCGGAGCAAGAACGAGCCGGTACTCAGATGGGTATCGACATCGCTAAAACCCATCAACAAAACCGGAACACCAACAAATGATCCAAGACTTCGCACGCGTATTGCGCGAAAAAATACGTACCGATATGAACAACTACACGGACGACCTCGCTAACGGGGTCTGTCAGTCGTACGATCAGTATCAAAAACTCTGCGGGATGATTCAGGGTCTAGCCCTTGCAGAGCGTTATGTCCTTGACCTTGTAGAGAAAGTGGAGAAAGCAAATGACAACTGAAGACACAGGTTTAATCCTGCCACCGGGTATTGTCCTGCCCAAGCATATTCAACCGGCCGACCAGCCAGAAGAAGGTGCGGACAACGAAACCAAAGCAGGTGCGCTGCCAACCCCAACAGGTTGGAAGTTGCTGTGCGTAGTACCAGAAGTCGATGAAAAGATCGCTGGAACATCGCTTGATCTCGTGAGAGACCATGCTTCCATGCAGCAAGACAACCACGCCACAACCGTGTTGTTCGTGCTCCGCGTTGGCCCAGACGCGTACAAAGACACTGCCAAGTTCCCTAACGGTGCTTGGTGTAAAGCCGGTGACTTTGTGCTCGTGCGTACGTATTCCGGTACGCGTTTCAAGATTTTCGGAAAAGAGTTCCGCCTGATTAACGACGATCAAGTGGATGCTGTTGTGCAAGACCCTCGCGGTTTGACCCGCGCATAAGGAGTAGACATGGACCCAAAAGACGAGTTCAAGTTCCCGGATGAAACCGAGAACAAGGACATTGAAATCTCAGTCAAAGACGACGACATCGAAGTTGAAGTCATAGACGATACGCCCGAGAAGGACCGAGGCCGTAGACCACTTGACAAAGAAGTGGCCGACCCGACCGACGAGGAAATCGAGTCTTACTCCTCAAATGTGCAAAAGCGCATCAAGGACTTGACACATGCACGTCACGACGAGCGCCGTGTCAAAGAAGCCACCATGCGCGAGAAGCTCGAACTCGAGCGTCTTACACAACAGTTGATTGACGAGAACAAGCGTCTTCGTCAAAACGTCAACACAGGTACTGAGCAGTATGTGGCTCAGCACAAGGCCTTGGCTGAAAACGAGCTAGACAAAGCACGTCGTCAGTACAAGGAAGCCCAAGAGTCGTTTGACTCCGATGCCATCCTTGCAGCCCAAGAAGCTCTGCTAGAAGCAAAGATGAAGGTGGAAGCCTCGAAAAATTTTCGTCCAACTACTTTACAGGTTGAAGAAAATGAGGTACAAACTAGCCATCGCGAACCCCAACGCGTACAACCGGACGAAAAAACCTTGCGCTGGCAAGCTAAAAACCAGTGGTTCGGAGCAGATGGGTTTGAAGAAGTTACCAGCTTTGCACTAGGGCTGCACCAAAAACTAGTGAACTCCGGGACTGATCCAAGGTCCAGTGAGTATTTCGAGCAAATTGACGCTCGCGTGAAGTCTAAGTTTCCCGAAGTTTTCGGGGAAGAAGACCGGCCACAAGCTGAGTCTCCAAGAAAACCTGCTTCCGTCGTAGCCCCTGCCACAAGATCGTCGGGGGCTAAAAAAGTCCAACTGACGAACACCCAGCTCGCGCTGGCTAAGAAATTTGGATTGACCCCGCAGCAATACGCTGCACAAGTAGCAAAATTGGAGAATCAATAATGGCTAACAACCGCACACCTCGTGATTTAGTGTCACGCGAAACTAATGCTCGCGCAGTCTATGTACCGCCGACATCTCTGCCAGACCCAACTCCTGAACCCGGGTTCTTGTATCGCTGGATTGCGACGCACGTTCTAGGACAGGCTGACCCAACTAACGTGTCTCGTAAGATGCGCGAAGGCTGGGAACCGGTGAAGGCAGAAGACCATCCAGAACTGCAACTGTTTGGTAATGAGAAGACTGGGAACGTGGAAATTGGTGGCCTCATGCTCTGCAAGATGGCAATCGAACAAGCGCAAGCCCGTGACGATTATTACAACAAGCAAGCGCAGAACCAGATGGATTCAGTGGACAACCACTTCATGCGAAACAACGACCCTCGTATGCCTTTGTTCAGCGACCGAAAGTCAACGAACAGTCGCGGCGGTGGTTTTGGTTCAGGTTCTAAGTAAATCAAGGAGTCCTTAAATGGCATCTACCGCTTC